GCCAACTACCTAACTATCAGAATTCTCTTTGGAGCGGCAAACGGGATTCGAACCCGCGACCCTCAGCTTGGGAAGCTTATTAAAGTATTTCATAATCATATATTAATCAATGTTTTATATATTATATAATAATTATTTGCACCATATTTGCCCGAACAAGAAAAAAAATTATAAAAAATACCGAGAACTAATCATTTATACAATTGTTTTTTTTAAAGTTGCCACTTTTATATTTTTTCAATGAAGAAACAGCCTGATTTGCTTATTAAATAATTAAAGATATCATTTATTGTTTTCAAGGTTCTCTCTGATTTGTTGGAGCATCCGGAAAGCTCCGGCCATCTTATAGTTGCCCAGACATTGCTTAGCCTGCATGATACAACTTTCAACAGTAAGTTTCAAATTTGGTGTGAAAGCTGCTTTGTTAATCTGCATTTCTTTGGGAAGTTCATCAGCATGGTTGTTGAACCATACGATCATTTCATTCAATTCCTCTTCGGAATAAGATTCTTTTTTTTCAGCCATAATACATAAGTTAATGTTAGTTCCGGCAAAGATAACAAAAAATAGCCCCGACTCATCACGAGCCGAGGCATTTCAATTTATAAATTTAAAGTCTTATGATGAAGATTGTCTGTTGTGCCAATGCTTTACTATCAGCATAACGACAATCAAAACGGTTACACAAACACAGGCAAAACCGATTTGTTCAGGCAGCGTGGATTCTTTTTTCTCTTTTATGGTTTCTGACCGGTTTTCTTCACGGGTATTGGAAGTGGTTTCCTTGTCAGCTTTCACTTCCGTACTGTCTTTGATTGCAGTTTCCTTCCTTTTATTCTTGCTGAAATCACCTTCCACATGACCGTCTGCCAATAACGGAGGTTTCCCGGTCAGGCTGTCAGACGGTTTTCTTGTATCATAGATACGGAAATCAATTACATAGTTGCCATTAGTGGTAATGAGTTCGCTCAAAGAAGCGGTTGATCCGTGTACGATGTTGACAGATTCACGTGTACTATCTTTCTGTATAATCTTAGTGTCTGACTTGACAGATTTATGCGAGCTGCCACATGATCCGAACAACAGGAACAAACACATGAAAGGAGCCAGCAATATATGTCGGCTTACCCAGTTCATAACCTTATTATATAACCACATCATAAAATCTGCATGATGATTGAAGCGGCCACAGCGACAGTAATTCCAATTCTCCATGCCCATTCAAGGCGAGAGTTTTTAACCGTTTCACTCGTGATAATGAGTCTGGCACGCAAGTTATCAGTATCTTTCACAAAAAATCCTGGTTTTTTTTCCATAGTTGCAGTTTTTAGAGTTTCAAAACTTGCATCCTGTTATTTCCGTCAGCCCGATAACTGACGTGCACCCAAGCGAAGTTGGACTCGTCAATCAATTGATCATAGGGCAGGTTCTTGCGGATATATTCAAATAACAGCTTGTTTTGCTGTCTGTCTCCAGTGTCAATATCAGCAGCTTCCCCCTTCATGTGCTGCGAGGTCTTGCTTCCCTTGACAGCTGCATTAAGTTCCGGACAGCGATAGCCACTGTTTACTGTTATAGGCTTTCCCCACCATGTGCGTAACGGGTCCAGTACGTTGTCCACCAAGGCAGTCAGAGCAGTCACATGCTCCTGTCTGCATCTGTTGTTGATACCCAAGCGGTCAGCAGTTGTTGACTTGCAGAGTTCCGCAATCGTAAAAAACTTCATTTCTTATCCTCCTTTTTGTTTTTTCATAAAAAGAATATAGCTATATTTGCACAAAAACATAGCATGTTTTTTTCATGTAATAGAACTGAGTTTACCGGTCTGGCGAGGCCGGTTTTTCATTATTCCTACTGATTGCCCCCTGTCCCTCATCAAACAGTATCTGAGCCACCATCCTGGCAATATCATCCTTGTTCTCGATGATCACACTCATTGTCTTTTCTGCTTTGCGCAACTCCGCTTTCTCCCATGATTTTTCACGAACTGATTTAAACTCACAGAAAATGCAGTAACCCGTCCAAATCATTGAAAAAACAGGAAAGGGGATAACCACACAGCATAACAGATCAATGAAGCACAACTCTATAAATGGAGTGAAATACTTCTTCGCCTTGATGGCTGTTTTCTTATACCCCGTGGATGTTCTTGCCTCCCCGCGTTGTTTGGCCTTCATTATTCCTGAGACCAGATCCACGAACATTGCGCCGATAGTGGCTGCGATACACAAGGCTATCAGTACAATGTGTATCATCATGTGCTCGTTGATAAAATTGTAAATTACGTCTTTCATTACTTTGTCTTGATTATAAAATATATTGTTCCAAAGATATGTCTATTTACTTGCGTCATTGTTGCAGAATTACTTAAATCCATTGCCACGATATGACAATAAAAAAAGAGCCCGATGACAATATTTATTGCCATCAAGCTCCTGGTTACACTGCAAAGATAGTGAAAACTATTCCATATTCAATCCATATTGAAAAAAATAATCAGGAGCAATATTTCGATTATCCGAAGAATTTAAAGAATCACAATATTAATAGAAAACAAATAGGATTCATGAAATCTACCGGTTGTCTATAAAATCAGATGTTCTCAAGCCTTTATCAGGAAACATCTTTACTTTTTTCCTTTTCCTTTGAACATTTTTCAAGTCACGCACAATGGTGCTGGAAAGTACCTCCGAATAAATCTGTGTGGTCTTTACGGAAGTATGTCCGAGCAGCTTCTGGACTGTTGTAATCGCAACTCCCTGATGAACCAGCAGGGTGGCACAGGTATGACGGCTCACATGGTAGGTTATCCGTTTTTTGATACCACACAATCCGGTCAGCTTTCGAAGCTGCTTATTCACTTCCGAGTTACAGGGTAGGGATACAAGACTACCTATATCCGGATAACGGTCAAGAATGCCCAATGCCCTGCTTTCAAACAGCAGATGTAACGGCAGACGGATTTCCACCCCTGTCTTGACGGATTTGAAGTACAGCCACCGTTTGCCGTTTACTCTAATGAAATTCTCAGGTGTGAGCTGGCAGAAGTCAGAATAGCGCAATCCGGTATAACAGCAGAACAGGAAGGCATCGAGCACATGACGCATGGACTCCTCTTCCACCTTGACCGTTTCCAGCTTCTTCAGCTCGTCCGGGGTAAGAAACTCATGTCTGCCTTTCTCCTGTTTGATTTTGTACTTTCTGAACGGATAAGCATCTGCGTGCATATATCCCTGGTTGATTGCCTCATTGACCAAGGTACGGAGCTGTCTCATGTGCTTGGCTATTGTATTGACCGCATTGCCCTTTTCTCTCAAGTATTGCTCAAAATCACGAAGGAATGTATAGGTAAGATCCTTGAAGTCCAATCCGGAACGGAAATCATGCAGGACCGCCAGTGTCGAGTGCAGGTTGTCCTTGGTGGACTGCTTCTTGTCCGAATTGTCAATGGCTGATTTGGCGAAAGTGGAGAAGCTGATATTCACGGCACTTTTCTTCTTGACAGCATCCTTCAGTAGTGAGAGTGTGGCAGGTATTCCGCGTTTCCAATACCCCAACTCTATGCCTTGCAGATACAGGATGTATTCATAGAGCATTGTGTTGAGTTCGTTAGATTGGGGGTGGTTAATGACTTGTGCCCCCTCACGGCTCCAGCATTCCGGTTTGAGGTAAACATTGGTCTTCAAGTAGATTTTCCTTTGGTTCAAATAGGCTTCAACCTGTACAAGAGCCGTGCCCTGCCTGTTAAGTGTGTTCTGGCGATTATATACAAGACGGTATCTGATTTTATCCATTTTTCCGCAAAGGTGCGAAAAGATTAATGGAAGAAAGGTATCAATGTGGAACATTTCCACATCATCCCACACTATATGAGGATTTTTTCCATTTCACATATAATTAGCAGAATATTAACCAACTGATAATCAGATCAAATATTCTTTTGGCATAAAAATTGTTTTATTATTATCGTAAAACAACAACCATTAAAAATATAAGATTATGAAAAAATTTTTTGTTGCAGTAGCATTGGTAATGGGATTAGGAACAACAGTGGC